TTACTATCGGTACAGAAAACTATTTCCAATACGAAATTGATTTAATAGAGGTACTGTAATGACAAGATCATTAACTGCTGGAGTAATTGCAGAAATAGCCACTAACAAACTTAATCCAGTAGAACTTGTTTATCTAGGTATAAGCACAGGAACATATTACACAGATCATTATAAAGATTTAACCTTTGACGGAAACACTTATACAGCTTCATCATTATTCTTAGGTAGTTCTGAAGTTCAAGAAACTGCTGATGTTGCAGTAAACTCATTAACACTTAAATTCTCAGGTGCAGATACAACAATAATTTCTTTATTATTAAACAACAACTACATGAACAAACCTGCAAAAGTTTATAGAGGTTTTTTAAATGATAGTCAGGCACTAATAGCTGACCCATTTCTTTTATTTGATGGAAGAATATCTAACTTTGCTCTTGAAGAAAATGCTACTACATCTTCAATCAATGTAATTATAACTTCTCATTGGGCAGATTTTGAAAAGACTTCAGGAAGAAGAACTGCTGAGAACTCACAGAAGCTTTATTTTCCTAATGATAAAGGTATGGAGTTTGCAAGTAAGACAGCACAAAAGATTAAGTGGGGTTCAGCTTAATGAATGACTTGTATAGAATTATACATCTTTATAGACAGTTTAAACAATATGATAAATTTACATACAAAGAATTAACTAAAATGATAACTCCATCAGTTAATTTAGATCAATACCAAATTCATAGAGTAGGAAATCAAGATGTTGGTTTTACTAATTGGGCTTACCTAAGCGATAATGTTGAACAAAGATTTAAACTATCTTTAAGACTAAAAGATAATGAATGGAATTGTGGAAATAATATTTGGGTTATGCAAATACTTGCAAAAAGCCATGCAAAAGAAATTATGAGATGGGTTAAAGATTACTTTAGAGATAAGATTGAAGTTAATGAATCTGTTAAGTGGATTAGAGCAGATGATAAGTTTAACATTTATAGAAGATCAGAAAAATTTAAAAGAGAGTTTCATATATGAGCCCCCCTATTATTACAGCGATTATAACTACTATCATCACAACAGCAATCAGTTATTTAATTGCACCGAAACCAAAAGCACCTAGATTTAATTCGCAAGACGAAGCTAAAGGAACATTAGTAAATAAAGATTCTAACAACAATCCTATTCCTGTTGTTTATGGTAAAAGACAAGTAGGATTAATTAGAGTATTTGTTGAAAGTTCTGGTGCTGATAATCAATATCTTTATGTAGCAGGAATATTATGCGAAGGTGGTGGTGCAGGAATAACTGCAATAGATGAAGTTTACGTTGATGATAAACTTGTAACATTTGATGGTGCATTATCTGATGGAACAATAAGAGGTGTATCTAGTGGAGATACTAACTTCTATAAAGATGGAGAATCTTTAATATCTATTCAATCATTTTTTGGATTAGACAATCAATCAGCTTCTTCTTTACTTGATGAGACTACTAATTGGACTTCAGATCATAAACTATCTGGTCTTGCTTATGTTGCTTTAAGGTTTAAATGGAATCAAGATGCTTTTAATGGCTTACCAGAAGTTAGAGTAACTGTAAGAGGTAAAAAGATTTATGACCCTAGATTAGACACAACTAAAGGTGGTTCTGGTTCACATAGACAAGATGACCCAACGACTTGGGCTTATTCTGCAAACTCATCATTAGTTCTTTTAGATTATTTAAGAAATAGCAGATATGGAAAAGGATTACCTAATGATGCCTTTGAAACTAATTACGATACATTTAAAACTTCTGCAAATACTTGCGATACACAAGTTACACCTTATTCAGGTGCAACTGCTGACATAAACTTATTTGAAACAAATGCAGTTATAGATAGTGAAAAAAAAGTATTAGAAAATGTAAGAGAACTTTTAGTACCTATGAGAGCAATCTTTAATTACACACAAGGTAAATACAAAATTATTATTGAAGGTTCAGGAAGTTCACAATTACTATTAACTAAAGATAATGTTGTAAGCGAAGTTAAATTACAAGGTGAAAGCAAATCAGAAAAGTATAACAGAGTTATAGGAACATTTACAAACCCAGAAAAAGATTATCAATCAGATACAGTTTCTTATCCACCATTTGACGATTCAGCTTTAGACCCAGCAGATCAACACGCAACTATGTTAAGTGATGATAACAATACTTTACTTGAAAGAAGTTTTGATATGTTACAAGTAACTTCACCTTATCAAGCAGAAGAAATTTGCGAGAACATATTAAAGAGATCAAGAAACAATTTAAAAGCTGAAGTAACAGTAACTTCAGAAGCACTTAATTTATCTATTGGAGATATAGTTACAGCTACATACGATACAGCAGGATTTAGTGCCAAGCCATTTAGAGTAATGTCTTTAGCTATTAATTCAGATTCAACAGTAACTTTAGGATTAGAAGAACATCAAGACAACTTTTATACTTGGGAAGAAAAAGGCGAAGCACCAACTATTGCTGATACAATACTTCCTAATCCTTTTTCTGTTACAGCACCAGTATCAGTTACTTTAGATGACCAACTGATTGAATACTCAGATGGAGTTGTTATTACTGCTTTAGATGTAACTATTGGTGCATCATTAGATAACTTTGTGGATTACTACCAAGTAGAATACAAACTAAGTACAGATACAGATTATCTTATATCTGGTCAGGTTACAGGATTGTTTCATAGAATATTAAACGTAAAAGATGGATTTGTTTATAACGTAAGAGTTAGAGCATTTAATACATTAGGAGTTAGTTCTACTTATACTTCTGCAACAAGAACTATTGTCGGTGGAACAGCTTTGCCAAGTGATGTTGAAGATTTTGCTTGTAACATTGTTGGTCAAGACGCACATTTATCTTGGAAACAAATACCAGATTTAGATTTAGCTTATTATGCTATTCGTTTTTCAACAGCAACAACTGGTGCTACTTGGATTAACTCAGTTACATTAGTTGAAAAGGTTGCAAGACCAGCGACATCAATTACTGTTCCAGCAAGAGTAGGTTCATATCTTATAAAGGCAGTAGATAAAGCTGGTAACTTATCTATTAATGAAGCAATTATATCTACAAGTTTATTAGCAGTTGGTAACTTTAATGCAGTTACAACGCAAACTGAATCGCCAACATTTGCAGGAACAAAAACAAATTTAACTTTATCTGGTGGAGAACTAAGACTTACATCTTTAGCAAGTGAAGGTGTTTATTTATTTTCTGCACCAATAGACTTAGGTGGAACTTTTACTTCAAGAATAACAGCATCAATTACACAATATGCAGAAGATCCTACGGATTTATTTGATAGTGGTAGAGGATTTACACTTTTTGATGATGCAACAGGTTCATTTGACGGAAACGCACCAGCATTTACAAATTCACATTTAGAAATTGCTACATCTGCTGACAACATAACTTATACTTTATTTAGAAATTTTGTTGTTGGAGATTACACAGCTAGATATTATAAATTTAGAATGAAATTAACTTCTTTAGATGGAGTTTCTACTCCAGTTATTACAGGTTTATCAGTTACAGTAGATATGCCAGATAGAATATTTAGTGGAAATGATATTACTTCAGGAACTGGCACATATTCAGTTACCTTTACTTTACCATTCTATTCTGCTAATTATGCAGTTGGTATTACAGCACAAGGCATGGCGACTGGAGATTTTTTTGAATTAACAAGTAAAACTACTTCAGGATTTTCAGTAGCTTTTAAAAATAGTTCTGGTACTGGAATATCAAAGACGTTTGACTTTTTGGCAAAAGGTTTTTAAAAAATTATACTAGATAGATTATGGCACAACACGATTATATTATTTCTAATGCTACATTCCCAGCAGTAAGAACAGATTTAAACAATGCACTATCAGCAATTCAAACAACAAATTCAGGAACATCAAGACCAACAGGTGCAGTAGCTGGTCAGCTTTGGCTAGATACAACTTCTCCAACTACACCTACATTAAAATATTATGATGGTGCTGATGATATTTCTTTAGCAACTATTGACCATTCAACTAACACAGTAAATTGGTTAGATTCAACAGTATCAATTACTGGACTATCAACAACTGCAACAGGAACAGTTTTAACACTTTCAGATTCAGTTTCTACTTCAACAGTAAATTTAATTATAGATAATCAAAAAGAAATTCGCTTTCGTGAAACAACAGCTAATGGAACAAATTATGTAGCTTTTAAAGCACCAGCAAGTTTAAGTGCTGATTTAACATTTACATTACCTGCAACTGACGGAACTGCTGGACAAGTATTAAGCACAAATGGTTCTGGTGTATTATCATTCGCAACTCCTGCTTCTGGTATTTCTTGGCAATCTTCAGTTGAGACTTCTAATTTTACTGCTGATGCTGGAGAAGGATATTTTTGTAATACTACATCATCTGCATTTACAGTAACTTTACCTGCAACACCAACTGCTGGACAACAAGTAGCAGTAGTAGATTACGCAGGAACTTTTGATACTAACGCACTTATTATTTCTCCCAATGGAAATAAAATAGAAGGTGCAACAGATAATTTGGCATTAACTGGTGAAAGAGAAGGTGTATTATTAGTTTATATAGATTCCACACAAGGTTGGATAGCAACATCAGGAATTAATGAAGGAACAGATGCTTTAGAACCAACAACTTATTCAGTAGATTTTTTAGTAATAGCTGGTGGTGGATCAGGAGGAACAGGTACAAATACTACTTTTGCTAGAAGCGGTGGAGGTGGAGGTGCAGGAGGATATAGAAATTCATATTCAACAGAAACTTCAGGTGGTGGTGGAAGCAGTGAAGCAAGTTTAACATTTAATCTTGGAACAGTTTATACAGTAACAGTTGGTGCTGGTGGTGCTGGAAGAACTACAGTTACTCAAAATGGAGCTAGTGGTACAGATTCATCAATTTCAGGAACAGGATTAACTACAATAACTTCTACTGGAGGAGGAGGTGGTGGATTTGGTAATGCAACTGCATCTTCTGGAAATTCTGGAGGTAGTGGTGGTGGTGGCGGAGATGGACAACCAACCACATCTGGTTTAGGTGGTTCAGGCACAGCAAATCAAGGATTTGCAGGTGGTAATGGTAATCCAAATGCCGATTCTCATGGTGCAGGAGGAGGTGGAGGTGCTGGTGTAGCTGGTACAACAGTGTCAGCATCAGGAACACAAACAGGTGGAGCAGGAGGCAATGGTTTAGCTTCTTCAATCACAGGTTCTTCTGTTACAAGAGCTGGTGGAGGTGGAGGTGCAGGATTTGTATCTACTACAGGTGCTATTGGAGGAACTGGTGGTGGTGGAAGTGGTACAAACATTGGTTTTTCTGCAACAGCAGGAACAGTTAATACTGGTAGCGGTGGAGGTGGTGGTGGAGAAGGAGTTCAGACCCCTTTAAATTCAGGAGCAGGTGGAAAAGGAGTTGTAATACTTCGTATGCCAACAGCTAGTTATTCAGGAACTACAACTGGTTCTCCAACAGTTACAACAGATGGTTCAGATACAGTAATTGTATTTAACGATTCAGGAAGTATAAAAGGATAATTTATGGCTTATTTTGCAAAACTAGGAACAGGAAATATAGTTGAAAAAGTGATCTCTATTAATAATTCTGTAATTACAGATAGTAATGGAATTGAACAAGAAAAATTAGGTGTAGATTTTATTAACAAACTTTACAATACAAGAGATGTTTGGAAACAAACGTCATACAATAATAATATTAGAAAAAATTACGCAGGTATAGGAGATTACTACGATCAAATTAGAGATGCTTTTATTTCACCTAAACCAAATTTTCCTAGTTGGATATTAAACGAAGATACTTGTAGATGGGAAGCACCAGTTACTAAACCAACAACAGAATTAGAAGAAAATCAGTATTATTCTTGGAATGAATCTATTATAAATTGGGAAATAAAGACTAAAGAATAAATAATAAAAACAAAAGGGAAATATATGTCAGAAGTAATAAAACTTCACGAACCTAAATTTGAAAATTCATCTTGGAATTTTGAATTAGATCAAATTAATCTTTACGCATTTTGGAATAACGCATTTTCAAAAGAAGAATGTCAGTCAATAATTAATATAGCAAAAGATAAAGGTTTAATTAAAGGAAAGACTAAAGGAGAATCTGATGTAAGAGATTCTAAAATATCTTGGTTATACCCAGTTGATGGTATGGATTGGGTATTTCGTAGAGTAACTGACATTACATTAAATCTTAATGAAAGATTTTTTAAGTTTAATTTATTTGGATTAAATGAAGGATTCCAATTTACTAATTACGAAGCACCATCTGGTAAATATGGTAAGCACGTTGATAGAGGAATGAATATACCAGTTAGAAAATTATCTATATCTATTCAACTTACAAATCCTGAAGAATATGAAGGTGGAGAACTTAAATTATATGATGGAGATGATAAAGGAACAGTTATGGATAAAACACAAGGCACATTAATTATATTCCCCTCTTATGTATTGCACGAAGTTATACCAGTAACTAAAGGAACAAGAAATTCTTTGGTAACTTGGGTAACTGGTAAACAGTTTAAATGACAGTAAGAAAATTATCTATTGGAGCAACTATAAAACGATACACTAATGAAAATGGTTTTTCTTGGGGTATTAATACAGTAATGAAATCTTTAGCACCTAATGCTAGTTATGACTTAACATCTGCTGGAGGAACATTTATTATAGATAGGTGGGATTCTCCTTTGCCACAACCTACTTCACAAGAAATAAGAGATGAATATATTAGACAACAAACTATTGCAGAATGTATAGAATACTTTAATAAGGTTAAATGATTTATTTTATATTAGGATTAATAATTGGCTTATACGCAAATACAACTAACAGAATAGGTATATGAAAAATTCTAGAATTTTAATTGTCAGCGATCTTCATTTTCCCTTTGCTCATAAAGACTGGCATGGATTTCTCACAAAACTTAAATCTAAATATAAACCAGATACAATAATCTGCATTGGTGATGAAATGGATTTCCATTCTATTAATGTATCTCATACTATTGACCCTGATCTTCCATCTCCTAAAGATGAATTAGAACTTGGAAAAAAAGAAATACATAGACTTCATAAACTATTCCCACAAATGACTTTATTAGAATCAAATCATGGTTCTATGGTTTTAAGACGTGCTATGGCAAAAGGAATGACTAAATCTTTTATTAAATCTTATAATCAAATCTTAGAAGTTGGTAATGGTTGGAACTGGAAAGAAAAGCATTTTATAGATACAGGCAAAGGTAGAATATTATTTGGACATCAATTCTCTCCTGATGTTTCTAAAGCTGTTGCTCAATACGCACTAAGTGTTGTTCAGGGACATTATCATACAATCTCAGAAGTAAGATTTCATGGAAACGATTTTCATTTAAACTTTGGAATGACTGTTGGTTGCTTAATTAATAAAGATGCTTTAGCTATGAATTACATGAGACTTAATTTAAAAAAACCTATTTTATCTTGTGGATTAATTACAAATGGTATGCCACACTTAACACCAATGTATTTGAAACGTAACGGAGATTGGGATAACAATATCTATATATGAGAGAAGTAAGTTTGAAGGAACTACTATTTTCTGAAACTGCTACAAGACTTGGCATAGACAATACTCCAACAGATCAAATTCTAATTAACCTACAAACTTTAATACACGAAATAATCAATCCTATTATAAATCAATTTGGCGACATCAAAATAACTTCAGGTTATAGATCTCCTGCTTTATGCAAAGAACTTGCTGATTGGGTTGTTAATCATTTACCATACGATCAAGTTATTTTAGAATTTTGGAAACCAGAAGAAGCAAACTCAGGTTGGGTTCATATATCTTATAACAAAGCTAACAATCGTAAAATGTATTTAAGAGCATATAAAGGAAATGGAAGAACAATCTATGAAGTCATTTAAAAAACAAGTTGGTGGAAGCCACTACAAGAATTACAAAATCCAACCAGTAGAATTTATCATTAAAAATAATATTGGATTTGTAGAAGGAAATATCATAAAGTATGTT